CGTCTACTGGTGGTCAAAGGGCTGTGACGCGGTGTTGGACAGTACACCCGATCCCCTCCAATTAACGGGTTTTTGGCCCGCTCCGCGCCCAATGGCGGCTAACTTAACAACTAACCTGTTTCGCCCTGAAGCTGACTTTATCTTGGCGCAGGACTTGTATAACGAGGTTGATGAGCTACAGACCCGCATTGCCATTATTACGGAGGCGGTGAAGGTTGTTGGGGTCTATGACGCCACGGCTGGGGCCAGTGTTGGCCGTATGCTGCAAGAAGGTGTCGATAACGACATGATCCCTGTGGATAACTGGGCTATGTTCAGTGAGAAAGGGGGTGTCAGGGGCGCGGTTGATTGGTTCCCCGTGGATACTGTTGTTGGCGTTTTGCAGACATTACAAGGTGTTCAGCAGGCTAAAGTCAGCCAATTGTATGAGGTCACAGGGCTGTCTGACATTATGCGTGGCGCTCAGACTGACCAATATACAGCGGCAAGTACACAGGCCACCAAGGTCAAGATGGGGTCTATTCGGGTCCAGGCGCTGCAAGAAGAGTTTGCGCGGTTTGCCAGTGAGATTGAGCAGCTAAAAGCTGAGGTTATCGGCAAGCACTATACGCCGCAGTCGATTGTGACCCAATCCGCGGCCATGTATATGCCGCAGGTTGATGCGCCTTACGTTGAGCCTGCCATTCAGTTAATGAAATCACCTGATTGCAAATGGCGCATTGAGATCCGTCCAGAATCCATTGCGATGCAGGATTACGCGCAAGTTAAGCAGGAAAGGACTGAGTTCCTGATGGCAATGTCGCAGTTTGTGCAAAGCGCACAGGCGGCGGTTAAGGTTATGCCCGAGGCGCTACCGATTCTGATCGGCATGATTAAGTTCACCATGAGCGGCTTCAAGGGTGCTGCATATCTTGAGGGCATGATGGATCAGGCGTTGGATTCTATCCAGCAGTCGCAGGCCCAGCAAAAAGGTCAGCCACAGCAGCCTTCACCCGAGCAGATGAAGGCTCAGATGGAGCAGCAGAAGATGCAGATGGAGATGCAGAAGGCGCAGATGGAGCTTCAGAAGATGCAAATGAAGGCTCAAGCGGACATGGCGCTCCAGCAGTCCAAGCTTCAGGGTGAGATGGCGAAGATTCAGGCCGACAGTCAAGCGGACATGACCAAGGAGCAGGTTGCGTCACAGAACAACTTGGCGGCGATTGCGGCCCAGATGAATGCCCGACTGCAAGAGAGTCAGGCACAGTTGGCGGCTGATCTAGAGATAGAACGAGCGCAGGCTCAATACGATGTAGCTTCACAGCAGATAGAGCATCAAAACAACATGACGGAGGCGGCATTCACCGCCAGTCAGAATGGGGCTTATAATGGCTGAGGACGATAAGTGGGATAAGTTTTTAGGCGATCTTGAGTCTGCCCTATCAGAGGCTGGTGGCGCTCAACGCAAGGCAATGTCGCGGGCTGAAGAAACAAAGCAGTTGTTTATTGCTGACCAGCTTCGTCGGAAATACATGCTGCCTGATGACGAGGAATTTGCGGATGTATTAGGCACGTATATGGCGGGAGATATCGACCCATCAATAGCCAATCATTTCGCGTTATCGGACCTTCCTGACGGAGCTAGTCTGGCCCTTAGAGGAGCGCACAACCCCTCTGATGAGGTGATTAGAGAGCGCTATGACTACGAGGGCATCCCTATAGAGTTGTCATATGAGCCTGGAAGCGTGAATGCGTTGCACAAGAACAATATCCCATCTACTTGGTCACATGAGTATCGGCACAGAAACTATCCTGAGCTTTCAGAGCGACAGAATAGGTTTGCTGACATGGTGGCGGCACAAAGCGATTACGATGTTGACAGATCGCTTCGCAATTATGCCCACCAAATGCGTTACGGCGGGAAAGTCTCCGAAAACCTTGAGAAAATAACAGATGTTCTGGAAACGGCAGATCTAGTTAACCGCAGCATGGGGTTGGCCGATTATGCGGTTCCTGTTGTGGAAAAAGAGTCGGGGCGCGAATACCAGGATGTTCTTGAGGATTCCTCAGTGCGAAAGTTTTTGCAGGATGCCGAGAATCTCGATGAATGGAACGAGGGTCTTTCGAATCGCAATAAAAAGAGGAAGGCGGGAAAGCCAGAATCAATTATTGATGCCATTAGAGCGGCTTACGAAAAACTAGGGTTGTAACAACACTGGAGGCGGCACTCAATGCCCAAATATCGACAGGTTCTCGACAGCGAGACAGGTAAGTATGAATTGGTTGAAGTGGGGGCTGCTGTCACGCGCACCTCTCACGCTATCCACGGCGACATAGACGCTTTCAAAAGCGTTGTTGATGGCAGTGTGATTTCTGACCGCAAGCAGTTGCGGGAACATAATTTGCGTAACGATGTTGTGCAAACTGCGGACTTAGGTGGTGTTTCGCCTAATGTTCGGACGAAGGCAGGTTGGTCACGAGAAGTTAAACAAGCGATTTATGAGCGAATCAATCAATTGGAGAGACAGCAATGAGTGAAGAAGACACAAGCTTAATGGACGAATTAACCGCCGCATGGGAGGAACACGAGAATGTCGAAGTATCTGAGGACGCGCCAGATGAACCCGCAGGTGAACCCTCTGCCCCCGCAGAGCCAGTTGAAGCCAGTACCGATGGCGCTGGAATCATTCCGCAGGTCGAAGGCGGTGAACCCGCAAACGTCAGCCCTGAAAGCCCCGCTAGCGAAGCCGCTCCCGTAGATGAAGCGCCCAAAGGCTTGTCGGTTGGGATGCGCGAGAACTGGAAGAACCTAGACAGTCAAACCAAGGACGAGTTTAGGCGCTATGAGGAACGTATTGGTGGCATGGCGCAAAAGTATGCCCATGACGCTCGACGCGCTCAAGCAATGGATAAGGTGATGCAGCCTTATAGTCAGTTGATGCAGATGAACGGCGGGCCTCAGAATATTCTGCCAGGGCTATTGCAGACAGGCGCGGCATTACAGACAGGCAATGAGATTGAGCGGGCCAGGACCGTTGCGGGCCTAATCAGTCAGTTTGGTGTAAATCCCGCCCAAGTTGCTGACTTCCTGGATAACAAGACGCCAGCGCAGAGCAACAAGTCTAAGATTGACGATTTGTTTAACGAGCGCTTGGCCCCAATCCAGCAGCAATTAGCACAATTCCAGCAGAGGGAGCAGCAATTCCAGCAGCAGGGCCAGCAAAAGGTGGCAGATGATATTGCAAGCTTCTCAGCAAGCCACGAGTTTTTTGATGAGTTAAGAGAGCCTATTGCAGACATTCTAGACATTGCGGCCCGTAATGGTCGTGAAATGAGTCTAGAAGAGGCTTGGGAGCATGCTCGTTGGCAAAACCCAGAGATTCGTAAAGTGTTACTTGCACGACAATCTCAAGGTCAGGTCCAGCAACGTAAACGTGCCTCTAGCTCTATACACGGAACCCCTGGTGGCGAGGGTTCAAGTGCGGCCCCAGCAGACCTCAGAAGTACATTAGAGCAGGCTTTTCAAAACGCTAATCGTATGTAATACTTCAAGTAATGCTCTATCACTCACAATGGTAGAGCTATAAATTTAAGAGGTCATTCAAGGGACTTCTATCAGCCAAAGCCTCTCACGCGGCTAGGGTAACGAGTTGAACTTTCAGGCTTTTGATAGGAGAAAATACTATGGCCTTTGCAAATGTGAGCGACATCGTCGCAACCACCATTGAATCTCGCAGCAAATCCGTTGCGGATAACGTCACCAAAAATAACGCACTGCTTTCGCGTCTTGAGCAAAAGGGAAAGGTTAAGCCTTTTACTGGCGGCTCCAAGATTATGCAGGAGCTTTCTTTCGCGGAAAACTCTAACGCAGGCTACTACTCAGGTTATGACATTCTGCCCGTTGGCGTGAGTGACGTAATCTCTGCGGCTGAGTTCCAAATTAAGCAGGCAGCGGTTCCTGTTGTTATCTCAGGTCTTGAGATGCTTCAGAACAGCGGTAAAGAGGCGATGATTGACTTGTTAGAGTCACGCATCACTGTTGCTGAGTCTACTTTGTCTAACCTGATCTCTTCAGGCTTGTACTCTGACGGTACGGGTTCTGCGGGCAAGGAAATTGACGGACTGGACGCAGCGGTTCCTGTTGACCCCACGACTGGCACGTATGGCGGCATTGATCGCGCTACGTGGACATTCTGGCGCTCTGCTACTGACACAGCTACGGCAATTGACGCCTCAACTGTTCAGGGTGCAATGAATGCGATGTGGTCTAACCTGGTACGTGGAACTGATCGCCCTGATTTGATCATGGTTGATAACACGTTCTGGGCTGCCTACACCGAAAGCCTTCAGGCTATTCAGCGCTTCACCGACTCCAGTTCTGCTGCTTTGGGCTTCCCAAGCATCAAGTTCATGGATGCCGATGTGGTTCTTGACGGTGGTATCGGCGGTTACGCAGAAGCGGGTACAGCTTACATGCTGAACACCGATTACTTGCATTACCGACCACACTCAAAGCGCAACATGGTGAATCTGTCACCTAATAAGCGTTACGCAACCAACCAGGATGCTGAAGTTAGCATTTTGGCATGGGCTGGAAACCTCACCTCTAGCGGGTGTCAGTTCCAAGGTCGTATCACTTCAGCGTAAGCATCAGGGGGCTTCGGCCCCCTTATTTCTTTACTAGGAGGCCACATGGCTAACTCACCTAATACTTACTTTGACCCTGCTGCAATTGTTGCCCGCGAAGGCGAGACAGTCCCTGCGATTGGCTTCGGCTTTAACGCAAATGGCGGCATGAACTACGGTTCTTGTCAGCCAGGAATCGGCATCGCAACTGATCAGCCGAACCTTACGGGTGACGCCAACCAGTGGACGCTGCTGGATCAAGACGGCGCTGCACGTACTCCGCAAAACTCTCAGTACATTGGCGACGTTATGACGCCTGCGCTGATTGTGGCAAACACCACTGACGGCAATGTGGATTCGCCCGCTGACGCAACGCTTGCAACCTTGGCGGCTGGATGGACTGGCGCAGCAGCACCTTAAACATTAATTCTCTGGAGGGAGAGACTTATGGAAGCTGATTTCGGCACAACAGACATGGCGATGAGCCGCAACGGGGCGGCAAGTGGGGACGATACCTTAATGGTGCGTTTCTTTTTGCACCCCAGAGAGAACGCGGCAAAGAGCAAAGAGGCAGGGCGTCCTATATTTGAGGAAATCCCGTATGTCTCAATTAAGCAGCCAGGGCAAAAAGATAGCGAAGTTATTGCTCCAGTAAGGCAGAAGCACAAAGAGCGCTTTCCTCGTCACTGGGCGATGTTCGAGGCTAAGAAAGACCAAGAGGCTGTGAGCGGTACGTTGCTGGAAGAGTGGCCTGGGGTCACCCGATCTATGGCTGAGGAATTAAAGCACTACAACATTCGGACGGTTGAGCAGCTTGCAGGTATGAGTGATGCCAATGCCCAAAACATGATGGGTATTAACGGGCTGAAGCAGAAGGCAAATGACTGGCTTGAATCAAGTGATAACCAAGCCTCTGCCATTGCGCTGCGAGAGTCCACAGAAATGAATGAAATGCTGCTTAAAGCAATTGAAGACATTAAGAAGCAGTACGAAGAACAGACTGAAGTAATCGCGCATTTGAAGGCGCAGTTAGCGGAGTAACAATGTATGGCCCGATTTGAAACCGCGAATGCACTGATTAACAGGGCTGCTGTTGAAGTCGGGCTAAACGCCGATACTGATCCTGTCGCTTCGCCTGATGAAACCTATATCCAGATGCAGGCGCTACTGGATTCATTGGGTCAGGAGCTAGTTAACTTATACGACTGGCCGATTCTTGTTAGAACGCTGACGATTGACACCTCTGTTGATGATTCGGGCGTTTATGATCTGCCTGAAGACTATGATCACATGATTAATCAAACAGCATGGGACATGAATAACACAGTCCCTGTCAGTGGCCCTTTATCACCTCAGCAATGGCAATATTTAGAAGGCACTAACCTTGTCAGCCAAAGCTTGTATGCGTCATTACGCCAGTTTGATAACAAGATTGAAGTTTACCCACAGCCCGCACCGCCTACCATTATTACGCTTGAGTACATATCGCGTAATTGGGTAATGGAGCAAGGGCAAACTGCGCCAAACCTTGACAGCGTTTCAACGGGTTCGGACTTCATAATGTTTGACCCCTTGTTGGTTGTGAAGATGCTTAAGCTTAAGTATTTGCAGGCCAAGGGGTTGCCCGCTCAAGACGCTGCAATGGAGTTTGACACTATGCTCCAGTCTCGCATGTCTAAGGCCCAGGGCGCACCCATGTTAAACGCAGGCCGATCTATGCGCGGCTACCATTACCTTAATGGCTGCAATGCGCCAGACACGGGCTTTGGTGGTGTTCACTGATGTATTCTCGCCAACGCACATTGACGCGATACGGGAGGGCGGCACCGCCTTCCACGCAGTCTATGACGGTTCCAGCACCAGTTGGTGGGATTAATGCGTATGACTCGCTTATGCAGATGCCCCCTAACGACTGCATTTATGCTTATAACTTAATGCCTGTTGAGTACGGGCTGCGGCTGCGAAAAGGTTATACGGAGTGGGCGACAGGCTGTTCTGAGAGTACGGAGCGCGGAACAGCCGAAGTCAGGACTGTTATTCCTTACGAGTCTAATGTTAATGATGTAGTCAATGATCGCTTATTTGCCGTCACTGATGAGGGCATTTGGGACGTAACATCAAAAGGTGACAACACGCCCGCACAAGTTGCAGTATTTACGGAGCTAGGTGACGAGGCTGGGCGGGGCGTTTGGTGCGAATATACAGGCGCTGCTGCGGACGCGCCTGCTGCGGGTTCCAGAGGCCATTACTTATTTTATGCCGATGGGCGTAACGGCATTTGGCAATACACCGAAAACACGGGGCTATGGACTCGACCCCCTGTTGGCGTTGCCGAGACAGACTGGTATTACCTTGACCCCGCTGACGGGACAACCAAGATTCCGTTCCCTGTTGATAACGTGTCCTACGTTATGGTGTTTAAGCAGCGTATCTGGGTAATTCTGGAGAATGATGACGATGCCTATTACCTACCTGTCGCCTCCATTTCTGGTGAGCTTACGCGCTTTACATTTGGCTCGAAGCTCCCTCATGGCGGTGATCTGCGTGGTCTATGGAGTTGGACTCTTGATGGGGGTGCTGGTATTGATGATTATCTTGTTGCTATCTCACGGGGTGGGGACGTTGTTATTTATCAGGGTGAAGACCCTGAAATCGACTTTGCTACGCGAGGCGCGTGGTTTATAGGCGAGGTGCCTGAAAGCCGCCGAATTGTTGTGGAGTACGGCGCTGATTTATTTATGCTAAGTACGCTTGGCATTACGTCAGCCAAGGCGCTCTTATCTGGCGCTCCCGTGGCAATGACGGCCCCCTCATCGCCTAGCGCGAAGATTAATCGGTTTTTGCGTGAGGATGTTGTTAATGGAAAAGACCTAGCCCAGTGGCAATTAACCATGAACCCGTCCGATGGGTTTATGCAGATTGTCACTCCGTCCCCATCTAACACGCCATTCGTTCAGTATTCGATGAACCTAAACACGGGCGCTTGGGGTATGTGGGAAGGTGTACCGATTACTTGCGGCTACTCATCCAGCGGAAAATACTTTATGGGTGCGGCGCTGCCCCACAGCAAGGGAACATTGCTGTATTACGATGGGGTGCTAGACGGCACAAAATTGCCAAGCAAATCATTCTTTACGCCCATAGCGGGCAATGATCCGCAGCGCTATTGGAGTCAAAGGGCTTTAGGTGCTAACGATTACCAATGTTCGCCTGATCGCTTTGGAACAAGCCCCGCCGTCTACACGATTGAAACAGGCGTTACGGCTGTGGCTGGAAAGACCTATCAAATATCTTATACCGTTAGCGGCGCTGGGCTTGATGAGAAGTGTGCGCTGATTTACGGAACAGAGTCTTATGTGGAGCATTTAAGCGAAGGCGACGGCTCTTACGTGACCACGATAATTGCGACACAAGAGACTTCGGCGCTAAAGCTTGTGGCTGTCATAGACGGAGCCAGCCAGTTCTCTGGTCGGGTTACTAATATTGAAATTTATGAGGCAGGCGTTCAGGGAGCAGGCATAGATTTTCGTGTGCTTACCTCATTCCAAAGCCTTGGAGAACATGCGCGGCTGAAACGTGTTGGCATTGCCAGAACTATTGGGGTATTGGCGGGAACGGCCAGCTTCAACGTTGAGGCGGTGTATGACTACAAAATCGGAACCGATGTCGATAGACCAGAATCTTCGCCCAATGAGGGCGCTAACGTGTGGGATTCTGCGGTCTGGGACTCGTCAACATGGGACTTTGATGTTGAAGGTAAATCCTTTCCTGTTGGCGTCTTGGGTATGGGCCGAGCGGTTGCCGTTGGTCTTAGAGGCGATGCCACCACAAGAATCAGTATTGTGGGGTGGGACATGCTGCTGACGATGGGGGGCTATCTATGAGATTTGAGGCTTTCTCTGATGAGCGTGAGTGGCGGTGGTTTAAGGAGCGCACCCACACTATTAGATGTGAAGACGCTCAAGGTCTTGTGGTCTATGACGATCAGAATCAAATACAGGCGATGTGCGTTGCTGACTCTTTCACGGGTAATAGCTGCAATGTTCACTTTGCCATCGAGAATCCAATGGTGCTGCGTCATGGGTTCTTTGAAGAGGTTGCAGAGCATACGTTTCATCGCAACTCGTGCAAGCAGATATTTGGCTTAGTCCCCAGTAACAACAAGAAAGCGTTGAAGCTTGATAAGCATATCGGCTTCTCAGAAATTGCACGTATTCCAGACGCCATAGCTGACGGCGTTGACACTGTAGTTATGCGGCTAAAGAAAGCAGATTGCCGCTGGCTGCGAGAAGAATTAAGGGAGGCTTGTTAGTATGGCACTTACATTTGGTGGCAGTGGAAGTTCAGGGTCAGGAAGAGCGCCGCGTCTTAAATGGGGCGAGATGACTGAAACGCAGAAGCTGGCGCACTCCATAAAGAATGGCACTAAGTACGCAACCAAGGAGACGGACGAGGCGGCGTTGGCAGAGGCTAGACGCTACCTTGAGCGTGATTCTAGGCCCGCCACAAATAACGGCACTCAGGATAGCTTGGCGCAGTTGTACGCAGAAGAAAACACACGTGGACAGCAGCTAGAGCAGATGGAGACTAACCCCTATGGCATGTCCAACGCACAGCTAAGGACGCTGCAAAATCTATACGATAGAGGAATTATTGATCCCAGCACCAATCAGTTTTCTGAAGACTATCTTACCAACACAGACAAGAATGATGATCTTTATGAGTTTTACATTGGCGGTTTTGGGCTTGGTGACAATGACTTACACCGATCATTAAAGTCTCAGGCTGGTGCGGGGTGGGAGACTCAGAACCAGCTTGCTAACCCTTACGACCCAGCGACTAACGATGGTTTGACATTTGGCGGTGGCAGCAATGCGGGTGACTATACGCCTTCAACGCCTACATTTACGCCACCACCACTCCCACCGCAAGAGCCACCACCCCCACCTCCACCGCAAGTAGATTGGGAAGACCCGTATCAGGGTATAGGCCCAAATGCTCCGCTGGATGATCCAGAAAACCCACCAGCAGGATACGAGGGTGGCTATGACTGGAACTGGGGCGACTTCCAGCCAGGAGCGCCAAGCCTAGATGGTGGCGGTGATTATGACCCTAACGATTATGCGTTTGATCGGTATGTGCCAGGGCAGGAGTCCCCGTGGGGTATTCCCGAGGCAGAGGGCGGCAACAAAGATTTCTATCGAAACCAGTTCGTTAATCTTCTGAAGGATGAGCAAAATTTTCAGAACAAGCAGGACGACTCAAGGCAGCAGCGCTGGTTAACTGATGCAGTGCAGCGAGGTGCCGCAAAGCCTTCTGGCATATCTGACGAGCGCTGGGCTTACGAGCAAGAGCGTTTAGCGCCTGCAAAGATGGATTGGTCGTGGATTGATGGCGGCTTGCCAGAGGTCAAGGTGGGCGGTTCTCCCGACGATTGGAGAATGCAGGAAGGCTACGACAACACGCTGAGTAACGAAGAAACTCTAACCAACCTCCGCGCCGCTGGTGATATAAGCAAGTCAACGTATGACTGGTTTAAAGGCAACTTCCAGACCAACCCTGAAGGCGGTGAGCAGAATTGGTGGACGGCCAATAATGATTACCAAGGCTTATTCGGGTCAGGTCAAGACCCAGCAGGCAGGGCGGCATATCAAGACCTTGCTGGCGGTTTGTTTGAAAACTTTGGCAACCCTGAAGGCGTTGCGGCAGGTTATGCAGCGCCCGTGGCAGGGTATGACGGTTCACGACGCAAGCAGGCCAATGGGCCATCAAATTATTACTACTCACCATTAACAGGTGGCTGGCAGGTTCCTGGCGTTCAAGGCGCTGGTGGCGGCGGTGGCGTTCCTGGACGAAACATAAAGTAGGAGATAGACATGGGCGGCAAATCATCACCAGATTACACGGGCGCAGCAGCAGCACAGGGCGAAGCTAACCGTGAGGTTGTTCGCGACCAAACCTTTGCTAACCGCCCTGACCAGTACACCCCCTGGGGTGCTACAACGTGGACGCCTTACCAAGCTACTGATCCAGCTACGGGCGAGGCGACAACGGCATGGGATCAAACCCAAAGCCTGACGCCAGAGCTTCAGGACATACTGAATAAGCAGATTGCCATTCAGTCTGGACGGTCTGATGTGGCGGGTGCATTAACTGGCCGTATGGGTACTGAGTTCACGCAGCCAATGGACTGGCGTGGTCTTAACCCGATGGGTGAGGTGCCAACGCAGCAGTACACTATCCCCGAAGAAATGCAGAGGAATCTGGATTACTCAGACATTGCAGGCATTGAGTCGGGTGCCGCCTATCGTGATCGTGCAGAGAATGCAATTTATGAGAAGGGTGCAAACCGCTTAGGCAGTCAGTTTGATACCCGCCGTGAGCAAATGGAAATAAAGCTACGCAACCAAGGTCTAGCGCCTGGAGATGCGGCTTATCAGTCTCAAATGCAATTGCTGTCTGATCAAGAAAATGACGCATACGGAAACCTCCAGATGGATGCGTTGACGGCGGGCAGGGCTGAACAAGATCAAATGTTTAATCAAGCTAGCCAGCGCCGAAATACCTATACGAATGAGCGCGATAGAGCCGCGGCATTCTATAACCAGTCTGGTCAGCAGGCTTACAGTCAGGCTTTGGGCGCTAACGCACAGAACTATCAGCAGGCGATGGCGGGCAGTCAGTACGCCAACCAGATACGCCAGCAGCAGATTACGGAAGCTATGACAAAGCGCGGATTTAGCCTTAATGAGATTAACGCATTGCTCAGTGGTCAGCAGGTTAACGCTCCGCAGATGCCTAGCTTCCAAGGCGCAAGCGCTGCACAGGCTGCACCTGTTTATCAGGCGGCAGTTGATCAAGGCAATTACAACGCAGGCATGTCGCCGTGGAATGCCCTGATTGGGGCGGGCGGCACCGCTCTTGGCGGCTATCTAGGGGGAGGCTTTAACTGATGAGCTACTTGGGAAATCTTAACCCGTACATGACACCTGCAACTTACGCGGAAGAATTGCGTAAGCGTAATCAGATGTTAAAAGGTCAGCAGCCTATGCCGCCCCAAGGCATGACGCCTGCATCACCTGGTGACATAGTGTCAAAGCCTGATTTTGGTGGCCCACGTAGGCCGTTCCAAGCAGCAGACAATGGTGGGTTCCGTAGACCTCCCGAGGGAATAACTCCAAAAAGGTTTGGACCTCAAATGTCTCCAGTTAACCCAATTGAACAACAGGCATTGGGTAACGCACCAACCAACCCTTACGGTTTGTCGCCTGAGGAGATGGCGGCTATGTCTAACGACACTACCGCTGAAGAGGCCAAGATTAAAAACCAGATGGACTATGCGAATAGCCTCCGAGGAACCAAGTCTGCGGGTCCAAGGCAGCTAGGTAATGTGGTTGTGAATAACCCTTGGGAAGGTCTTGAAGTTGGCTTCAATCGCGCCCTGGGTGGCTATCTGTCAGGTAAGGCGGACAAGAGGCTGGACGCGCTCGATGAGCAAAATGATGCCAAGGCTGCTGCGCTTGCTGCGGTTGAGACATCTAAGTATGGCGCTGAAAGAAGTGATGCTGATCGAACGTATGATCAAGTCGTAAGGAAGCAAGATCGAGCGGAAGAAGTGGAAGACAGGCCAATCGTTGGCGACAAAATGACGTATGAGGACAGTGAAGGCGGAAGATACTCAGGTTACTGGAGAGATGATCCCACAGACGGATCAGCACAGTTCTACTCAAATGGTGTGCCTATTGATGTTAGCGGCATGAGGGAATATGTGGACCCCAAGAGTAATGGCTATAACAGCAACACAATGAAGGGTCGCACTGTTTTTCAGAATGCCAACGGCGATGACATTCAGGTCGCCTGGGTAAACGGCGAGGCAGTTAATCCTATTACTGGCGTTAGGCTTTCTGACGAAGAGCAGGAATTGCTGACTAACGGAACTTATTTTGAGATGGCACCCATAACAGAGGCAGGGGTGGCGACTGGGCTTAGAAACTTTAACAAAGATAATAAGGGGCTTCGTCAGGTTTCCAACAGCTATAGCAATATGCTTCAAGTGTTTGCTGATAATGGAATTGATATATCAACAGACAATCCCTTGGGATGGCTTGAGAAGGGTCAAGGGTTTTTACCAGACATTGTTAGATTGGCATCGGATGACAAAGGCGTTGTTTACTCAGCGATTAAGGCTGTTCTTAACCAAGAGGTCAGGGAAGCGGCTGGTATGTCTCAGACCGTAGCGGAAATAGAAAGAATTAACGATGAGTATGGTGACAGTGTATATAAAAACCCAGCAGTACTGGGGGAGGCGCTTAGGCGTCTTGGATTGTCGATTGAGCAAGACATTAAAGAGGCTAAAGCAGGCACCTCGCCATCCATCTTAACTCAATATGGATATAACCTAGAGCGCACTGGGGCAGCGGATTGGACTAGCTGGCAGTACTTAGATCAAGTAGATAAAGCGTTTGAGGCTACAGAAACAAAAGAAGAGAAGGGCGCATCAAGCTTTTCGGGTGAAAACGTTCAGAACATGCAGCGCACTAGGCAACCTTTATCGTCCAGACAAGACTCTCAGCTTAAAAGAAAGCTTGACGATCCTTTGGAGCTTGGTAAAGACAGAAGCCAGTACACCGATGACGAATTGTACGAATTACTAAGCTCGTTAAAAAACTAAGGGGTGAGCTGTGAGTGAACGAGATGAAATGCTTGCCGAGATTGCCCGCTTAGAAGAGATAAAGCGGGTTGAGGAAGAAATAGAAAAACGAAAACAGAAAACCGCAAGGGAGCGTTTTCAGGAAGATCGTCAGACTAAGAGGGATGACCTGGATTCGTATGCTTTAAATCTATTAAGGACTACGGGGCAAGGACTTACCTTTGGCGGTGGCGATGAAGCTACGGCATATCTTAGAAGTCTATTTTCAGATGAGTCGTATGACGATCTTGTTGCCGATGAAAGAGCGCAGATAGCTGGTTTTGCAGAAGAGAATCCTGTCGCTGCGTTTATTGCGGAAATGGGAGGCGGTGCATTAACAGGGGGTGCTGGCCTTACTCGTACACTGGCTAAAGCTGGGGCTAAGGGTCTTGCCAAGGGTGCGACAGCCAGAGATGCGGCAAGTCGCGGCGCTCTAGAAGGTAGTGTTTATGGCTTTAACTCCGCCGAGGGTGATGGTCTTGATAGGCTAAAGAACGCAGGATTTGAGGGCGCTCTAGGCGCAGGTCTTGGCGGGGGTCTAACTAAGCTTGGAGATGCTATCAGCAAGCGGAGGATTGTCGATCAGGATCTAGCGGACCCAGAGACTGGCGAGTTCACGCCACTTCACCTAGCGGCAGATGAAGAAAGTAGTGTCGGTTCATTTTATAGGTCGGTTCTGGGTAAGGGGCTTGGTGGCGGCAGGTTGCTACGGGATCAACAGAGGCCAATTGTTAGCAGGGCGACAGGCGACGTTGAAGACATTATTGATGAGCAAAAATTCCGCAGGATGACGGCTGATATTGACGTAGAGGATGCGCGTGAAAGGGCGGCGGCACTAAAGGATCAAGGCAAAGGAATCAATCAAGAGCTTGAGATTGCTAACAGAAAGATTGCTGATGAGGCAGAGGTTGCAGAGCTTAGGCGGGCTAATGCTGATGCGGATGAATTGGCGCGTATTGATAGCGACTTAAGCGTACAGACAGAAGCTATTGAGCGAGAGTTTAGAGAGCTTGCGGGCCTTGAGGGATTACCCCCTCATGCAAGAGGCTTGCTGGATGATGTGGACCTAAACGACCCCAAGGCTGTCAACGATGTTCTGACTGACTTCTATGACAATAAAGCGTTCATGGATGTTAAGGGCAAAGATCAGGCGTTTAAGTTTGATGGCGAGATTGGGCAGATGATTGATCGGGTTTTAAGAGAAGACGCAAATTTAGCCATGCAGTTTAATGACACCCTGATCCCTTACCTGCAAAGAATGCAGAAAAGGCTCATGGGTAATGACGCCCCAGGTACAGACCTTGTTCCTGAAGATTACATTGAGGACATGTTAAACGGCGAGTTTATGATTGATGGTGAGGCGCTAATGGCGTTTCGCAATCTATTTGCCAAAAACAGTGGGGGCAAGGCGGCGTATGCAAGTCGGCAGATAAAAGAGGTTTTTGATGAGTACATCATTAAGAGCCTCGATGACGATGCTGCTGCCAGGTTCATACAAGATAAAGATTTCTACACTAACTTCCTGTCATATAACAAAGCGCTTCAGGCGACAAACAAGCAAGGCAATTATTTATTTACTCCCGATCAATATGCGTCTGCTGCACAGACTACGCAAATCGGCAAAGTCAAAAGGAATGATTACCCGCTAGAAGGTGATTACGTTAATGCCATTGATGCAAAGAACAGGCAGGGCGTGAGTGCCGAGTCAGGCAAAGAAAGATTACGAAAGGCTCAAAAGCAAAGAAAGTTTGAGGCTGAACAGGCGGGCAAGCAGCGTAGTCGCGATGTTAACGACGCGGGGAAGGCAAGGATTAATCGACTTAAAGAAGCTGGCAAGCAAGATGTACGTGATGCAACAAAAAGAAAACAGATACTTAAAAGGGAAATTGCACAATCTGAAGCGCCAGGAGGGGAGCTGCGTACTGCAATAGACCGCCTAAAGACGATCAACAAAAAGAAGGTCGAGGATACAAGTATTGCTACGTCGTTAAACGTCGATAGGTATATGGGAGAGGTGCTTGCGCCTAAAAGTGACGTACCCAGAGCATTGATTGCTGGTATTGGTGGCACGTTCATGTCCCCGCTTGCAACGCAGGGCGCACAAAAATTAATTACTGGGCAGACACAAGCGCAGAAGTTCTTGGCAGATCAGCTTAGAAAGGGCAACGCGCAGGAGCTTGGAAGGGCAGTAACAAGACCGTTTTACATAGATGAAGAGGATAACCGCTAATGCCAAGAGATACAGCAGGCAACTATAACTTACCAGCGGGCAACCCTGTTGCGTCTGGAGAAATCATCTCGGCTAGTTGGGCCAACTCAACAATGGGCGATCTAGGTCAGACCCTCAGCGCGAGTTTAGACCGCTATGGTCGTGGTGGCATGTTAGCCCCCTTCCAGTTCACAGACGGCACTGAAGCGGCCCCAGGCGCAACGTGGAGCAACGAGCCGACTACGGGATTCTATCGGGCAGCATACGGCGATCTTCGGTTAACCCTAACAAACGCCGATGTTCAGCGATGGACAAATGGCAATTCCTATCTGTGGCGAAACAATCAGTGGGAGGAAATACTTACTAGCTCTGGCGGCAGTGGCGGGACAACCATTAACAACCTTGTTGTCACAGGTAGCTTCACGAGTCCTGGCATAGACGATAACGCTACGTCAACTCAGATTACTGTTACCGATACAGATGTAGACTTTAGCGGCAATATTGATGTCACAGGAACAGCTACACTTCCTGACGCTAACGTAACAACTTTGGATGTCACTGGCGTATCTACGATAGTTGACGCCGATGTAACAACCTTGGACGTTACAGGCACAGCTACCTTAGCAGACGCTGATGTAACAACCCTAGATGTTACAGGAACGTCCACTCTTGCAGACGCCGACGTAGTAACTCTCGACGTTACGGGCACAGCTACCTTGGCAGACGCTAACGTAACAACCCTAGACGTTACAGGCGTTTCTACTCTTGCTACAGTCACTGCTGATAGCGCCGTAGCAGGCACAGAAACCACTAGCATCTCTGGCTCGACTACTCTGGACTTCAGCGCACAGCAGAACTTTGTCCTGACGCTCACAGGTAACGTCACACTGGCCGACCCTACAACTGAAACAGTAGGGCAGTCAGGCTTCATTGTGTTTATACAAGACGGCACAGGCGGACGCACAGTCTCGCTAGGAACTGAGTATGAAACTGCGGGTGCTGGTGGGCTTACGTT